TCTGGATTAGGTACATATTCAACTACTGGTCCTACCCTAACACGTACAACTATTCTTTCATCCAGCAACTCTGGCTCTGCTGTAACTTTCTCAGGCACAATTACTGTATTTTTAACGTATCCGTCATCCCGCGCTCTTTATCTTGATGGTACAAGCGCAAACATTAACGTCAGCCAAGCAGCATTTACAGCCAATGGAATTCCTTACGCATCAAGCACAAGCGCATTAACAACAGGATCAGCATTAACTTACAACGGAACTAAATTAACTGTTTCGGGAAACATTAATGCAAATAATATATCAGTTACCAACTCTACTGGTTTTGGCGGTTCAGATAGCGGTATGTATGCTACCACAGGAAAATTAAATCTTGCTTCTGGCGGTAATACTGCAATTACAATAAATTCTTCTGCTTATGTTGGTGTTTATACAACTACTCCAACAGCTAAATTGCATATCGTTGGCACAGGACAATTTCAAGATACGGTAGCACCAACAGCAACAAATGCTTTTATGCTTTACTCCGCTCCCGGAACAGTTAGCGGTTTTCCCGGAGGGCTTAGTAGTTTTAGTCAAGTTAATGTAAATTCTTTTTTGCGTGGCACTCTTGATTATGGGGATTTTGAGACTAGTGCTAGTATAACTACGGCTGCAACTGTATTTATTGAAAATGCTCCTGCTACGGGAACATACAATAGCATTACTAATCCTTACGCTTTATATATAGCATCTGGTGCTTCGTATTTTGGTGGAGCCACAACTACAACAGGGACAGGTACTTTTTCTAATACTACAGGCAATAAACTTGTTGTTAGTGGAAACATATCGCAAGCTGCATGGACTACTACAGGACCTGCTATTAGTGTTGCAGCAGGTACTTATACATCAACTGGTGCATTAACAGGAACAGTTGCAGCAAGTAGCTTAGGTCAACCCACTTTTGCGGCAGCTAGTGGAACCGTAACAAATGCAGCTACTTTATATATAGCAAATGCTCCTGCAACTAGTGGCACTCCAGCAATTACTAATGCATATTCACTTTATATTGCGGCTGGTACTGCATATTTTGGTGGTGCAATTACGTTAAATAGTGGCGGTGCATTAAGTGGTACATTTACAGGAGCACATACGTATTCTGGAGCAGTTACTCTAAGTGGTGGTGGATCATTAAGTGGTACTTTTACTGGAACCCCGACATTTTCTGGTGCAATTACTTTAAGTGGTACACCATCAATTAGTACAGGTGCATCTTTAGCTGGAACATTTACAGGAACTCCTACTTTCTCTGGAGCTGTTGTATTAAGTGGAACTCCTTCAATTAGTAACGGTGCTGCTTTAACTGGAACTTTTTCTGGTAATCCTGCATTTTCTGGTAATAGTAGATTTGGTGGTACAAGTGCGGCAACAGTTGCTGTTGATGTAACTGGCGCAGTTTTGGCAACTGGTAATGTTACTGGTGGATATAGTGCTCTTGCAAATGGTGCAACTGCGATGGCTTTTGGTTCGTACAACGTAGTTAAAGTAACGCCTACCGCTAATGCAACATATACAACGACTGTACCTGCTGCTGGTACTAGACTTACGTTAATAGTTTTAACAAGCTTAACATCGTCTTACGTAATTACTTTTGGCACAGGTTTTAAGACAACTGGCACATTAACCACAGGAACAACAAGCGCAAGATATTTTATGGTTAGCTTTGTGTCTGACGGTACAAACGTACTTGAAACTGGCAGAACTGTTGCTATTGCTTAATAGGTGAAATATGGCTACGTGGAAAATTACTAATATGAATTGCATCTTGAATCAAGATGGAAAGCAAAACATTGTTAAAGACGTTGAATTCTTTGTAGATGATTTACTTAGTGGTAAAGTTGAAATTCCTTACGTAGATGGAGAATTTTTGCCTTACAACGAGCTTACTGAGAGTGCTGTAATTGAATGGGTAAAATCGGTACTAACTGATTCTGGAGTTGCGTATTATGAAGATATGGTAGCTCAGATAAAAGCACCAGCTACAACAGGGTACAAAGGTCTACCTTGGGCATAAAGGCAAACTGTAAGCCTTAATTACAGAAACTAACGGAGTAATAAATGAGTGACATTAAACTGACGCTAACTGTGGATGAAGTTAATCGTGTGTTAGGTGCTTTGGGCGATAAACCATTTGTGCAAGTTGTTGATTTAATAACAAAGGTACGTACTCAAGCTGAGCCACAAGTATCAGAAAAAGCCGATATTGTTGCTGACGAACTTATTGATTAAAGAATATGGCAAAGCAAAAGATTATCTTTGGTGAATGGCTACCAGATCAGCCTAGCGTATCAGGAGCGGTTACAGACGCTATTAATTGCTATCCTGTAACAAATGGTTATGCTCCGTTTAAATCGGAAGTTAATTATTCTGCTGATGCCAGTCAATCATTATTAATAACTTTTGCTGGAAAATATGCTGGTGCAACAAATTTATTTGCTGCTGGTGCTACTAAAGTGTTTAAGTTTGATTCTAATGATACTACTTTAGACTCTGTAAGCACGACTTATACATCTACTGAATCATGGGATGTTACTCAATTTGGTTCTAAAGTCATTATTGCTAATGGTAAGAATACATTGCAATCCTACGATATGGCTGGAGGATCAACTTTTGCAAATTTAGATGCTTCTGCACCAGTTGCTAAATATGTAACAGTAGTGCGCGATTTCGTTGTTGCTGCTGATGATGGAAGTGATACTAATAAGATTTACTGGTCAGACATTAATGATGAAACTAATTGGACTCCAGCATCCACAAGCCAAGCTGATACGCAAATTCTTCCTGAAGGTGGAGATATTACAGGTTTAGCAGGTGGTGAATATGGCTTGATATTTATGGAACGAGCCATTTACCGTATGAGTTACGTTGGTTCTCCATTTTTCTTTCAGTTTGATGCTATTTCACGTACTTTAGGGTGTTCTACTAACGGTTCTATTGCACAATTCGGTGGTATTACATACTTTCTATCAGACGATGGATTTTATGCTTGTGATGGACAGACTACTAAAAATATAGGTGCTGAAAAAGTAAATCGTTGGTTCTTTGATAACGCTATTCCTAGCGAAATACGTACATCGATGAGTGCTACGATTGATCCAGTACGTAAGTTAATCGCATGGAATTTTAAAAATTCGTCTGGTGGTCGTTATTTACTGCTGTATTCCATTGATTTAGGTCGCTGGAGTTATGCTGATACTACTGCTACATCGATTGCATTTGGTCTGACACCTAGTGCCACACTTGAGCAACTTGATTCTTATTTTTTTAGCACCACAAAAACTGGTACATATACACAAAGCGGTTTTACTGTTACTGTTAATACTACAACAGATCATGGATTAGAAACTAATGCTTTTATATTATTTGACGCTACTTCTGGTGCTGGTGTTGATGGAACATTTCAGATAACTAAAGTTGACGCGAATACATTTACATTCCAAGCTGCGGCAAGTGCAACTATTGCAACTTCAAACTGCACAATAACATTAGGAAATCTTGATATTACGTCAAACGGAATGCCATTAGATTCTCGTGTTTTTGCTGGTGGTATTCTTGTATTTTTGGGTGTAATAGGATCAAAAATTGTTTCTTTTTCAGGCGCGTATAAATCTGCTTCTATATCATCTGGTGATATAGATATAGGAAGGTCTATTATTACTTTTGCAAGACCAGTAATTGATGCTGGTACTGGTACTATTTCTGTTGCTAGTAGGGAATTATTATCAGACGATATATCTTTTACTACTGAGGTAACTCCTGATGCTGAAGGTCGTGTTTCGTTACGTTCTGCTGGTCGTTATCATAGGATTAAGATGAGTCCTACTAATGCTTCATGGAAAACTGCTGTAGCTACTGAAATAGATATTGTTACTCAGGGTGCTCGATGACTCAGTTTCGTTCATTGCCTGTATTTGGTGCTGACAATCGTGCTGTTGCTGAGGTTGTCCGTGGAATTATGGATGGCAAGACTAACAATACTGGATCAGTTACCTTAGCTGTTGGTGGTGCTACTACGACAACTATTAATGATGAACGTATAGGATATGGAAGTATTATCTTATTTACACCATTGTCATCTACGGCTGCTTCTAGCTTATCTGGTTTATATATTAGTAACAGAACTCAAGGATCGGCTACGATAACTCATACTGCAAATATAACAGCAGGTAAAACATATGGCTACATTGTGGTGGGTTAATGGAGTATAGATATATTGCCCCACAGGAACTACGAAACTGGTGGGCTAGTGTTAAAACTGGTTTAGATAAGATTAAAACGACAAGTCCAGAGAATTGGATAGTTGAGGATGTATATACAGACTGCTTTAACCAAAAGAGCCTGTTATTTGTTGGAATAGAGAACAACCATTATGCTGGATTCTTTGTATTACAGCCACAAGGTCAGACTCTGCATTTATGGGCGGCTTATTCGTTAGAAAATAGTTATGATATTGTCGAAAATGCCTTAAAATACATAAAAGGCATGGCAGCAGAGGCTAATGTTAAGTACATAACATTTTCTAGCCATAGACGGGGTTGGAGTAAGAGGGCGGCTACTTACGGATTCCGTCCAAAACAATGGATTTGCGAGGTGTAATATGGGTGGTGGCGGCGGTGGTCAAAATAGCACAACAAATACGAGCATTGATCCTCGTATTGCTCCCTATGTGGAATATGCCTTAAAAGAAGGTCAACGTCTATATCAGGGCGAAGGTCCAAAATATTATGAGGGGAATACCTACATATCTCCTTCTGAAGCAACCATGCAGTCTCTTGATATGGCTAAGAGACGAGCTTTGGGAGGTTCTGATCTTATTAAGGCTGCACAGCAAGAGACTCTTGATACCATTGCTGGAAAGGGCGTTAATCCATTCCTAGCGGGTGCTTTAGAGGGTGTTAATCGTCAGGCTGGTGACGTATTTAATAAGAATATTCAAGGTTTACGGTCTAGTGCTGCTGCTGCTGGTCGCTATGGTTCTAGTGCTATGGGTCAACAAGAAGGCAGAGCACAAGACATATTTGCTAGAAATTTAGCTGAAACAGGTGGTCAATTGGCTTATGGTTCTGCTGAGGCTGAACGTGCTCGTCAAATGGCTGCGGTTAATAATGCTCAAAATATGGCTAATGCTGATTATTTTGATATTGGTCAACTAGCTAAAGTAGGTCAGATTGGTGAGGGTTACGATACAGCTAAATTACAGGCTGATATTAATCGCTTTAACTATAATCAAAACTTACCACAAATGAAATTGCAGAACTTTGCTAGTCTGTTCTCTAATGTTCCTCAAGGAAGTCAGACGGTACAGACATCCACACCTACAGGGGGCAAATAATGGGTGATCCAGTTAGTACAGCCGTAATAGCAGAAGCTGTTGCTCCAGAAGTGGCTGGTGCAATGGGCTTAGGTGAACTTGCTGGTACTGGTGCAATTGTCGGTGGAATGGATGGGGCTGGATTAATGGCAGGTACTGGAGGCATTTTTAATGCTGGAGCTGGTGCATTAGCTAACCCATTTACGTCTGCAATGACTACTGGCATGACTGCTGGTGGATATGGTGCTGGTGGTGAGTCATTGTTTGGATTTGATCCTAGTATTAGCGGGTTTGGTCAGGGAGTAATGGAGTCTTTAGGAAGTGCTAATAAATTTATGAACGCTAATCCTGTAACTTCTCAATTGGGGATGAAAGCTGTTGGTGGATTAATGCAACAGCAACAACAACCTCATTACGCTCCAGCAGGTCAGATTCATCGTGGTCAAATTCAACCAGCAGATTACATGAGTCTATTGAATCCACAAGGTCAGTCTGTTATGCGTCCGCAACCAATTTCTTTGCTATAGGTGAATTATGGCAATTTCTGATTATATTCCTAACGTATTCGGTGTAGAAAATCCTACATATACTGGATTGCTTGGTGAAGATCAAAGTAATGCTCTTAGAAATTCATCTAATTTTGCTGGATTACTAGGTGGTGCTGCTGCACTAGCGCAAGGAATGAGTGGTCAAGGACCTAGACGTTCTGCTGCTTCAAATATTATTAACGCACTAGCAGGTGCTTATGGTGCTGCTGGTCAACAATATCAGCAAGGAGTGCAGAACTATGGTCAACAGCAACAGTTAATGATGCAACAGCGTCAACAGGCTGGTATACAGGCTATGAAGAATAAATATCCCGACTTGGCTGATGAGTTCGACACTAATCCTGCTGGTGCATTCCGTATCGTTGCAGAACGTGAGGCTGCTGCTAAGAAACCTATTGTTGTAGGAAATAATTTAGTATCTCCAACTGGTGATTTAATTTACCAAAGTCCAACAGATAAAAAGAAAAATACTGCTGTTGTTGGAAATACATTGATTGATTTAGATACTGGTCAGCCAATTTACCAAGGGCAAAAAGAAAGAAAAACTACGACTGTTAATGGTCAATTAGTTGATTCTGAAACAGGTCAGGTTATTTTTGGTCAGCCAACTAAACAAGCTCCAGAGGTAAAAGAATTTGCTGATGGTACTACTCGTCAATATGATCCTACATCTGGGTCATGGAAAATATTAGCTAAAAAACCTATTGAGAATACTAAAACAATGTACGCATCTGCACCTATAACGGATGCTAATGGTCGTTTAGTATTCTTGCCTAGTAGAGCAGGGTTACCAGTATTGGATGCTGTTACAGGTGCTCCTATACCTGAATATAAACCTAAAGCAGACATGAAACCATTGCCTCCAGTAATTCAAAAGGCTGAGGATCAAGATTTTGAGACAGGTCAAGCAGCTATTAACTTGGCAATAGATACTAATAAGTACATTAACAGCATTAAATCAGGTGCTATTCCATTTGGAATATTAAATAGAGCAAGCACAACAGTAAGAAGTATTGGTGGTAGTGAGGCTCCAGATGTTACCGCTAGGAATGATTTTGAGTCTTTTAAAACACGACTTGTTAATGAGTCTTTACGTCTAAATAAAGGTACTCAAACTGAGGGTGATGCTGTTCGTGCAGCCAATGAGCTAAGAGCTTCTGATTCTGCTGCTGGTGCAGGTAAGGCTATGCAAAATTTACTAGATTTGAATTTACGTGCTGCTCAAGATGCTCAAAAATCTGTACTTCGCCGTAGAGCTAATTCAAAACTAGGTGCTCCAGAAGTTATGTTAGAGATTCCTAATTTTGAGCCTCATGTATTTAGCGATACAGATTATTCTGACTTCTTAAAAAATAATAAATACCCTAAAGGTACTATATTTGTTGATCCTGCTGGAGTAAGAAGGGTGAAACCATGAGTTCTTGGGAAAATGCACCATTAGCTGATAGTAAAGAGCCTATAGGGTCTGTATTTGATCCTAAGGCTAAATATTCTGGTGCTGCTGAAGCTGTTAGGTCAGTCGTAGGTGGTGCTACGTTTAATTTTGCTGATGAGTTAGAGGCTGCATTACGCTCAGGTTCTATATCTAGTCAAGAGTATGAAAAGATAAGAAACCAATTACGAGCACAACAGAAAGCATTTAGTGCTGATTATCCAGTTACTTCAGGAGTTACAGAACTTGCTGGCGGTTTAGTTGCTCCATTTGCTGGGTTTAAGATGCTTGGCAAAGCTGCTCCTGCCGTACAAGAGGCTATTACTGGAACTACACTCCCTAGCCAGTTTTTCAGAGGTGCTGGTACTGGTGCTGTTACAGGTGGATTAACAGGTGCAGGTTCAGCAGACCAAAATGTTGGTGGTCAAGCTATTACAGGTAGCGTAGCTGGCGGTGTTTTAGGTGGATCTGTACCATTGATACTACGTGGTGCTGGTAATGTAATTAAGAATGTATTGACTGCTTCTGGCATGGGAGATCAGCCTAGTGCTGCGTCTAAGATGATTGCTAATGCCATGCAAAAAGACAATCTAACCACTCAAGAAGCTGAACAATTACTTACAGAAATGGAGCGTGTTGGAGTTCCTCGTCCTGTACTGGCTGATCTTAGCAAGAGCCTACAAGACTTGGCTTATTCAGCTTATGTTATTCCATCAGGTCAGAAGGCTAATACTGCTCGATTCCTAGAGTCTCGAATGATTGACCAACCTAACGATATTGTTAAAGGTTTGGTTGAAAAGGCAGGTCTAGGTAAAAATGTTAATGGATATGAGTATTTGCAATTCTTGGCAGAAAATCAAAAAGCTGCTGCTAGTGCTAAATATCCATTAGCGTATAGCAAGAATCTTTATGCAAAAGATTTTAGACAGTTTATGGATCGTCCTGTATTTCAAGAAGCATATAAAGAGGCTCAAAAACGTGCTGCTGTTTATGGAGATACATTGCCAGATTTAGAAATTTTTCTAAGTGATAGAAAAGTTCCTACTGATGTAATGCATCAAATAAAAATTGGTCTTGATCGTATTGTTGAAAAAGAAACAGACGCAGTTACGGGAAAAGTTACTGGTTATGGTAATGATGTATCTAAAGTACGTAAAGAATTCAATGATCTTATTAAAACAAAAAATGAAGCATATAAAAAAGCTAACGCTGAATTTGCTGATAACGAAAAACTTAAAAATTCATTTGATTTAGGTCAAGGTTATCAGAAACTTGATTACAAAGAAGCCTTAGATAATTTAAAAAAGATGAATGATTCTGAAAAAGAAGCATTTCGTCTAGGTATGATGGCTGACGTCAATTCTCGTCTTGAGAATTTTAAAGGTGGTGATTTTACTCGTCAGATATTTAAAAGTGATAAGCAAAAATCATTAATGCGTTATGCGTTTTCTGATAATAACCAATATAACGATTTTGTTAAGTACGTTGATTCTCTTGGTGAGCAGACTAAAACAGCTAAAGCATTAATGGGTGGTTCTCAAACTGGTGAGCGTTTAGCTACAAGTCAAGGAACTAACGAGTTTGGTTCATTAGCTCAGTCATATGCTTCTGGTGGTACTACTGGTGCTGCTATGAATCTATTACGTCAGGCTGCTTCTAAGACTAAAGGTATTAGTGGTGAAACGTCTGCTGAACTACAAAAACGCTTGTTTGCAACTGATCCTATAGAGCAAAGAGCTATCCTTGCTGAATTACAGCGTAGGACTCAAAATAAACCTATTGGCGTAGTTCCAGCAGCAGCAGCGACAGGAACTATTACTGGATTACTTGGTTTTTAAAGGTTAAATCATGGCAAAGAATAAGATTAGTGAATACAGTTCTACTGCATCCAATAACACGGATATTGCAGGTATTAATATTTCGGAAGGGTGTGCCCCATCCGGAATTAATAACGCTATTAGGGAATTAATGGCACAGCTTAAAGATCAGCAAACTGGTGCTGATAGTGATGGTTTTGTAGTAGGCGGTGCGTTTACTTCATCTGGTGGTGCTGTATTCTCCTCTGGCACAACATTCTCAGGTGCTGTTGTAATGAGCAGTACGGTATCAATGAATGGTACTAACAACATTGGTTCTACTACAAGCACTACATTATTAAGTGGAACATTAACTCAGACTACATCATCAAAATTATATTTAGACGATAGTATAACTACTGCATCTGCTCCTCCTTTGAGTTGGGAGTCTGATACTAATACAGGTTTTTATCGTCCTGCTGCTGATACTGTTGCTCTGGTAACTGGTGGCTCAGATAGATTACGTATTAATTCATCTGGCAATGTAATTATTGGTGTTGGTGAGGGAACTACTACTGTCACAGGAAATATATTACGTTCTCCAAGTGGATCAGGAACTAATATAGCTGGCTCTAATCTTGAGGTTCAAGCAGGTAATGGAACTGGTACTCAAGGCTCAGGAAGCATTGTATTTAAGACTGCTCCTGTTGGTACTACAGGTTCTACTGCTAATACTCTTACTCAGCGTCTAGCCATTACTAAAACTGGTGCTTTTTCTTTTGGAACTACTGCTACTGATTACGGTACAGATGGGCAGGTTTTAATGTCTAATGGCAATGCCTTGCCTACTTGGCAAAATCTTATAACTTATACTGGTACTGCTCCTCTTTACGGAGTTCGTGCATGGGCTTGTTTTGATGGTTCATCCGGAGCATCACCAGTAATAAAAGCAAGTGGAAATATTGCTTCTATTGTTAGAAACTCTACTGGTAACTATACAATAACTTTCACAACTGCAATGACTAGCGTAAATTATGCTGTATCTTTATGTGGTTACAATACAACTTCCGGAGGCGTATTAATTGGTCATGTAATGGATACGAATACAACTAATGTTGTAGTCCAATTTAATGTTCCTTCTGGAACTGTTACTGATGCTGGTGGAAACGCAAGTATAATGATTGTTATGTAATCATGCAAAAAATACAACTTACCGATGAGCAGATTGACGCTATAGCTGAACGTGCTGCGGAAGTAGCATTTAAACGTATCTACGAAGAAGTAGGTCGGTCAGTTGTAAAAAAGATATTCTGGATTGTTGGTGCGGGTGCTCTAGGTTTATTGTTATGGATGGCTGGTAACGGTCAGCTACCTAAGTAATGTGGACCCACTTACAATTCTTGCTGCTGCAAAGTTAGCTGCTAGTGCAATTAAGCAAGGCTGTGCAATGTATCAATCGGCTAAGGCTGATGGTATGGAACTGGTGGATGCTTACGGTCAAGCCAAAGATGTCGTGCAAGACATTAGCAAGCATTTGGGTAACTTCTTTAAAGCACATGAGTCACTTGAAAAGCATATACACGAGGAAGAACTAAAGTCTAAGAAGGTACGTGATCCTGAGCTATCGTTAAACCAAGAGGCGTTTAACAGGGTTCTAGCTCAAAAGGAAATGATACGTATAGAGACTGAATTACGCGAAACATTGATATATTCCGCTCCTAAAGAACTTGGTGCTGTGTGGAGTGAATTTGAAGCAATGCGCGATAGAGTTAAGGCTGAAAGAGCAGAAGTTCAACGTCAGGAATTGATAAAGCAGCAGGTGTCAAAATATCGACGGGCAAATATAAAAAGAAGAATGCAGGAACAGCTAACGTCAATCCTAGCGGTAATGTTCATAATATTGTACTTCCTATGGCTGATGATCCTAATAAGAACGAGTCACACATACCGTTCACACTTCTCCTCACCATATTGGTACTGTGTATTGTGTTAGTGGTCGCATTACCTGTTATGGGCATTATGTACATGGATATGAATAATGCAACAATTGCAGCCAATGAAGAAATACGCAAGATGAAAGAACTACGTTTAAAACTGTTAATGCAAGGACAATAATGCTTACCTTATTATCAACATTTATGTCGTTCTTATCGGGTGGACTTCCTTCCCTTCTTAACTTTTTCCAAGATAAGTCAGACAAGAAGCATGAGTTAGCAATGGCTCAGATTCAGGTGCAGATGCAGCTAGAGATGCAAAAGGCTGGCTTCCAGTCTCAGGAACGTGTTGAAGAAATACACACAGAGCAGATTCAGATACAGACAGCAGCAGACGAGCGTAAAGCACTCTACAACCACGATATAGAGATAGGTAAGGGTGCAAGCCAATGGGTAATCAATGCTCGCGCTATGGTTCGTCCTACGATTACCTATGGGCTATTCTTCTTGCTAGTGGCTATTGATGTAGCTGGAGTCTGGTACGCATGGACTCAGAACGTGCCATTTAAGCTGATGATTGATGAGGTATGGGATTCTGATACTCAGTTGATTTGGGCATCTGTCATAGCGTTCTGGTTCGGTACTCAGGCATTTAGCAAAAAATGAAAGTATCAAGCAATGCTATTAATGCAATCATGCACCACGAGGGCGTTAGGTTAAAGCCTTACCAATGTCCAGCTAAATTATGGACTATTGGTTGTGGTCATGTAATCGATCCTAATCATACGAAATTGTCGGTAGATGATAGGAAGTACCTACCTTGTCCTACTGGTTGGAACCGTACATTTACAATGGATGAAGTTAATGCGATTCTTGCGGCTGACTTGCAGCGTTTTGAACGAGGTGTATTACGTTATTGCCCTAGTGGGCTTACTCAAGGGCGGTTTGACGCTCTTGTAAGCTTTAGTTTTAACGTGGGACTAGGAACACTCCAGAGGTCAACTCTGCGTCAGAAACATAATCGAGGTGAGTTTGATAGTGCAGCAGACGAGTTCCTAAAATATTGTAAGGCATCAGGTAAGGTACTAAAAGGATTAGAAAATAGGCGTAAAGATGAACGAACTATGTATTTAATGTAATTTGTAATATGATTGCAATAAGTATATGATATATAGATCAAATGCCTAAAGTCAAAATACCTGATGATTGTATGCCAGCTTGTATTAGCTGCGCTTTCTATATTTGCGAACCTAAAGAAGATTTAGGCTATTGCTACCGATATCCACCCACACTAATTGAAATTGAAGGTAACTTTGAAAGTTGCTATCCAGTTACTGAGCGTACCGATTGGTGTGGTGAATTCATACGTAAGGTGAACTAATGCGAACTACTGATGAAGAGTTTATAGCACTATGGAATCAACACGGATCAGCATCAAAGATAGCCAAAATATTGGACATAGACTTACGAAATGTTCATAAACGTAGAAAAAAATTACAAGAACGTCACACCATTGTATTAGCTGGTGCTCATGAAAAAAGTCCTACATTTAACGTAACCATTCCTAATAATGGGGTCAGAGTTAATGTTGAACTAGATAATGGTGTGATTATGGTGGCATCAGATTGCCATTATTATCCAGATATTATATCAACGGCTCATAGGGCTTTTGTTAAGCTAATACCAGAGCTAAAGCCGAAGATGGTCGTAATTAATGGAGATGCGTTTGACGGTGCATCAATCAGTAGGCATGATCCTATAGGATGGCAGAAGATGCCTTCAGTTAAGGAAGAATTGGATGCCTGTAGAGATAGATTAAACGAGATTGAGAACGCTTCTAAGAGTGCTGCTTTGCATTTTACATGGGGTAACCACGATCTGCGCTTTAACACACGTTTAGCTGCTCAGGCTGGTACTGCATTTGAAGGCGTACATGGAATGAATCTAACGGATCATTTCCCACGATGGAAGTTCTCTACGTCAATAATGGTCAACGATCACACAATGATTAAGCATCGCTGGCATAACGGAATTCATGCTGTTTATAACAACACTCTTAAATCAGGTACATCAATCGTAACAGGGCATCTTCACAGTCTAAAAGTGACTCCATTCACCGATTACAATGGTACTAGATACGGTGTAGATACAGGTACTATGGCTAACATAGATGATCCTGCGTTTTTTTACGTGGAAGATGCTCCTGTCAACTGGAGAAGTGGCGCAGCAGTTCTTACATTTTATAAAGGTAAGCTAATGCCACCAGAGTTAATGGAAGTAATCTCCGAAGGATTTGTTTATTTCCGTGGACAGATAATAGAAGTGTAGGGGAACGATATGTACGACTTTATTCAAAAACAGATTGAAGCATCAGAGCGTTTATACAACATGATGATGGAAGATCATAAAGAACGGTTTGAAAAAATTAAAGAAATATACGTATTAAGTGAAAGTTTACAGAAAAAACTAAACGAACGTGATGCTGAAATAGCAAAATTACGCCAAAAACTACGACTCTATGAGTCAGCAGATTTCATGTAATTCATCATCTCAGCGTTCATCTTTGCTCTTGCCCACTTATCTGGTCCTGACAACTGCATTAACGCTAGAGAAAACTGCACAAAGTTTTGCAGCTTCTCTAACTCTAGTTCGTCCACTTCTCCGCTACGGATACTATCAAATACCTTTGAAATACCTATACGGTTGCCATTAATTACGGCTTCCCAGTCATAGTCATCCTTACGATTGCGAGGATTCTTAGTCATTATTGTCCGAAGTTTGTATATTCTTTTCGGTAGTGAGGTTTTCTATAGGTGTACACGTATGTACATCAGCAGGATTAACTTTACCGCATCGATCACATGGCTGCGTGTAGTTAGGTTTCCAATTCGAGTAAGTCTTTACCCACGGCTGTCTATTTGCTGCTTGCCAGCCTTCCCATGCCCACCATATAGGACTATCTTTAGGGAAATCATTATTCGGAGTTAAATCGTCTCCATTCCACCATGCAAAGAATTGATCGTCATTCATTTGCATATCCTTTCTTTAGCTTCTTTAAGGTTAGAGTTCATTAGCCAAGCAGAGCATTGCGAATCGATTGTAAAGGCATTCTTACCGTCTCTAAAGCCAGCAGAATAAGCAGTCTGTACTCTGCTAGTAAGAACGACAGAACAGCCCCACAGAGCCGCTAATAAAGCCACAAACACTAATATTATTTTCATAACAATGCCCGAATATCTGCTACTGACATCCCTAGAGTTTCGTGGATACGCAGAATCATATCTGCCGATACGTTTACTTTTCCTGAACGAATCTTGCTAATGGTAGGAGGCGGTACGTCTAAAGTACGGCTAAGTTGTGCGTCATTCTTGATGTTGTATAGCTCTTTAACTTTGTCTAGCAATTGCATAGGTACTCCAGAATAAAAAGACAGGAGCCGAAGCCCCTGTTAAAACCCACGGAGGGGGAGAAATTAAAAGGGAATATCCTCGTCAGGATCAGCCGCTACTACTGGTTTATTGACTGGCTTAGTATCGTTCTTAGGTTTAACTGATAAGCTAAAAAATTTCTTGCCATCTTTCTTGCTTTCTTTAACCCAACCAGATAGCCAAAAGTCAGTACCAGCTACGTTAACGCTACCTGAGTAGTCTGGATGACTATCGGCTGTTTTATTTGCGTTGCGATATAAAACTCCACGGTCTGTATTATCGTATTCCATATTATTTCCCTGTTGAAAATTTCTTGATTGCACCACGTTCTTTGCTATCTAACCTGCTCCAAAACGCTGTCTTAGTATCTGCGTCAAACTCTTGCAAATTAATGTACTGAAGTGCTCCTAGCATATCGTCTTTTTGCACCAGTAAACGCACTTCCATAGCTGCTTTTTCTAGCCATTCTTTAGTCTCGTCATCCATGCTGTCATAAACGTCAACGGTAACGGGCTTAGCTGACTTAGGCTCGTCTTTGCCTATAGTGGCATCTACTACATCGTTCTCTATAAGCTCAAGTGCATTTAGGTACAGGTATCTCCGCAAATAAGAATGCATTGAACCAAGCGACTGAATTGGCGGTGCTTTGCTTTTCTCATTCGAGGCATCTGCGGTAGGACTGCGGAAATAAACTACGCCACCAAACTCTGAATCAAATATGCGTAAAGTTGCTACACCTTCACTAATGCTAAAGACTGGGCATAATCCTAGATTGTCAAAAATAACATTAGCTTGTTTCAGAAAATCGCCAAGCTCAAAATATTTGAACCCTGCGTAGCTATTAAATCCTGACTTTTTTAATGGCTGTTCTTGTAGTAATACTCTAGCTTTTTGCAACTTGCTATATACAAGCCATTGCTGTTGTTCGTGCTGTTCCTGCAATTGATAGTCGTTATTCATATTAATTTCCTATTTATTTGAATTTTTTATACTGAACCACATTGGTAGGTTGTGTTTTCTCAATAGTTGATATTTTCTGATTCTGTTTTTGCTCCTTTCTATATTTAGCAAAAGTCTTACGAATGTCCGTCTTAGCAGCCGTAACGTAATCTTTCTTATATAAAATGTTTTTTTCATCTGTCATAGTGAACAAGCCAAAATGTATAGAAGAAACATTATTACACCACAAAGTAGTGGCTTACGTGCAAAGAAATCGTTAGTGTTGAGCAATTTATTCATAGTTGTCATTCGATTCTAAAATATTAACAAGTTCGTGGATTTCTCTAGGAGCTACCAGTAAAGCCTCGTAAGCTATGTCTAGTATTTCCTGCTCCTGAGTAGTTCTTGGCTTTTTGTCTAGGTTATCTGCCAGTAATCGCAAGGCATAGACAATCTTAGCTACTTCCCAATTGTGCATATTAGTTTTCATATTCAGCCTTTGCACGAGCTTCTGCTGCACGAGCTTCTGAGTATGCGTAATCATTAGAAAGAGTATTAAAGCCTTGATAGTACGTCCATTCACCATCTTTTAA